GGATGGGGTCTTTCCCATACCATGCATGGCTGGGTCTGTAGTTGGGTGCATGACATGAGCCCACGGCAAAGAACTAGTAGGAATTTTAGATAGGTCATCAGAATGGTATCCCAAACATCTAACTCTAACTCTTCCTAGTTCTAGGGGGTCATTTCTATCTTCAACTACGCCAATGAACCAGATAAATCCATCACGGCCCATATATTCATTAATATCTGGCATGAATACTCCTTATAACTAGAAGTATTTAGTCGGTTACATCAATGCAAATCAGGATCACGACCTAGACGTTTGCCCTCTGACGTAACCCACTCATAGCGTTCAATTGAACAACCTTTAGTGCCTGTATCTTCAAGGTTGGCAAGGGCATAGGAAGCCTCTTCTTCCGACAAGTTGGAAAAAAGAACCTCCACGTTGGTTTTAATAACACGGTATCTTAACATAGGATTTATTTAGAGGTTTAGAGCCTCTGAGTATTACCTCTGGACCCATAAACAGAACGCCATTGACCTAATCCACGGTCTTCTAGGGTTTTAATATGGGAAAATGGGTTCATTGTGAGGTTGCCAGCAACAACAATACGGTCTTCACCTATGTGTTTTGGGACAGAATGGTTGACCCAGCCTGGAAACATTACCATAAGACTTGTGTACGGATGAACCGATTCCCTACCTTTGGCAGGATGGATACACCTATCAAACATCAAAGGAGCAGACCCAGCTGGACAGTCAACATAGTAAACAAAACTCCAAAGGTGAGGCCAGTGGTTGTGCATGATGGTGTAATCACCCTCTCTGTAGATTGCTCCCCAGCAATCATACGGAATCATGTCGAGTTGGTGCGGATTATTCTCCGCAGCCAACTCCATTGCACGATTGCACACCCACTGAAATCCCTTGCTACTGTCTTGCATGAACCAATCTGTCATGGAAGCTTTCACATTGGTCTTCTTCTGTTGAGCGTCACCCAACTCTCGTATCTGTCGTTCAAGATTTTCATTCAACGTCATATCCTGATCTTCATGAACAGGTTTGTTTGCAACAAGTCCCAGATCAAGAGTGATAATAGGAAAATTCTCACAGAACTGTTTCGACAAGGGATGCTTGTCGAACATCGTAGTAGGTTTAAGTGTCTTCGCTAATGCTGCTAAGCTCATTCGACTTCTCCAACGCTCTCTTATACACTTCTGTCTTGAAACTAATAACCTTCTCAAGTCGATCAATACGATTACGAACACTCTTGGGAATACCACGCATACCACCATTCTTATTTGAGAATGATTTACGAATATGCTCCAACTCAGCAGTAAGAACCTTTAAGGAAGTCTTATGCAATTTAATTTCTTTGGGTGGTGTGTTATATGGAATAGCCATTTCCTTATGTGTCTCTGGTGACACAACCACTCCAGGCAACTCATCTTCCATCACATAACCGTTTTTGATCATTTGCGATACTGCCTTCTCATCTTCTGGATACATTGATTTAGCTTTCATTTAAAACATCTCCCAATAGAACAAAGTCGTTGTAATCCCGACCTTCAATTTCGATATATACCGTTTCCATGTCCTTCTCCTTGACAGGGCGATAGCTCTTGGTCTTCTTAGACCAATACTTAGGAACCTCATCCCACTTAATCTCATCAAACTTGTCAGAGTCAATAGTCAGAACTTCACCAGACCTAACATCTCCATACTCATCTTTAAAATTTACTGTTGTACCAATCATTTGGGCAATTTCTCCTCTGGATAGTGCCACCACCCTGTAGTCATATATTTCGTTGCACTGTGTACAGGATTTCCACGGTGCTGAAACGTCCATCCGGCCGGGAACATACATCCAAGTCCCTTTCGAGGCCGAACCCTCATCTTCTCATACAAGAACTCTGTCTCGCCTTCGTCTAATTCTATATCATTCAGATAGAACGTCCAGACTAGGCATCGTGACATGTTCTCCCAATTACAAACCTCTGAATGCCAGTTATGAAACCCGCCACCAAACGGTGGAGTAGACTGAACCTTAACATCAGGTGATATAAGTTTCTTGGTTCCACGATACGCAAACGGAAACTCCGTAAGATATCTGTGCATCATGTCATACTTGACCTTCTGCACTCTGGTATAGAGGTCACTGTTCCCATCGAAGGTCAACCATTTCTGTTTGTCCTTGCGAGTGAGTCGGTTCGCCTCTTCTATTCGCACATCCTCTGCCTGATCAAACCATGCAATCAACGTATCACACAGATCATCCGGCATTGCTTCCGTATATGATCTTATAAAGTTACTCATAAGCTTTCGTTAGTTCCTCTCTAGGAAGAAGCACGCCTCCTGTAAATACTTCTAGATTGGTTTTTCTAAACATAGTAATACTGCCCTGTCTTAACTTGTGGGGTTCTACTAAATCCATACGATAAGAATAGTCTGTGATCGAACTAAGGATATTGTTGTTCTTGTTAGGTTCTCCACGGAAATAAGTGAAGTGAAATAGTGCATACTCTCTCACCGTCTTCCAATACTTGTCCACAAAAAACTCATATTCATCTGGGCCGCCGCAATCAAACCATACCAGATCATAAGGTCCACTAGAAAACACATCATTCATAACAGATGTATCAGTAAAATCCCCTTCAATGAACTCAACAAAAGGTTCTTCCTTCAACATATTCCTACGATCTTCTGCTTGTTTCTCGTTATCTTCTAGACTTTGATCATCGACCACAACAAACTTAGGATTGTATGCCTTGTTAAGATACTCCTTATCACAGTTAGAGTCCCAAAGAAGACCAGAAGAATTAGACTTGAGTGCATCCAAGAGAAATGGTGTGGTGTAACCCATACCAATCTCAAGTATCTTTTGAGGACGAGTCATCTGTGCTAAACTCCTCAAAAACGGACCCGCATTTTCTGTGCCATATCCCGGCACATGCCACTCAGCATGCTCCATTAAATAATCTCTGACCTAAAAGTTTCATAGGGTTCGCCGGGCATGGTCTTACTGGAACCAGGCCACCTTTCTTCCTTGGTAGTTTTGTTAATCTGTCGTACTGCATCAGATGTTTCTTCCCAGTACTCAGTTGTCACTCGTTTCAATAACTTCTTCGTCATTAGTCTGCTCCTTCACTCCATATTTAAACTCTGTTTCCGCTACAATATCCAACTGATGCATAATATCTTCAGTAAAATACTTCTCTGGATTGTTATTGATCGTCTTACCAAACGTCTTACTGCCATCTGGCAACTCAATACGAGTGGACATGCTCTTGAAAATCTCATATTTCAATGCAAGATCAAGCAATCCATAGTATCTGTCAAGACCCTTATCATAGGTTAGACGCACATCGACCATCTTGTTCTCTTTGGTTAACCGACTCTTGTGGTTCTTACAGTGAACAATGTTACCGATAACCTCTGTACCATCTTTCTCTTTCTTCTTGCTCAGATAAATAATAGAGGATGCGGCGTATTTAAGTCCAGAACCACCACCCATTTCCTTCGTGGGAAACATACTGCCCACCACATCGTAGGTATGGTTCGTAACTACCATTGGAACCTTCGCCCGGCCAAGTTTGAGGGTCAGAACTCGAAACGCCGCTTTTAACAGCTGCGCTCGTGTCATATCCCGTGTCTCTTTACCAGCCTCTGTATCCTCAACTTCCTTGGTGGTAGATAACATACCAAGTGAGTCGAGACAGAGCATCATCGGTTGTTTGGTAGATGCATCCTGTGCAAGATAATCGTCCAGAACTCGAATCGCTTGTGTGCGGAACTCCTGTACGGTTGTGACAGGCATCATGACCATTCTCTTAGGATCAATACCACGATCAACTACCATCTGCCGAGTAATCGCACTTTCACTCTCGAAAAAGATAACGCCTGCATCGGGATTCTTGTCAAGAAAACTCTTGACCATACCCATAAGAAAGAAGGTCTTACCAGTTGCACTCTCACCAGCCAGTGCAGTAATCTTATTGCCTGCCAGACCACCATATATCGAGCCACTCAACAGTGCGTTGAACACATACGAACCAGTATCGATAAACGAATCAACATCGCCTGCCTCAACACCATCATCGACAATGCCGCCATACTCGTTCATCTTCGCAACTCGTTTTAAAAAATCATTCATTAGTCTTCGTTCTCCTTTGCGGCCATACTTCCATGACCTTCTCTATATGACTCACCAAGTAGGGGATTTTTATTATAATCCACCTTGGTCATGTCTGTGTAATTCAAATATGTCATCGTGATATACTTTGCCGTCCCATTGATAGGAGGCCTCCCCCTGTGAAGGTGTGTCCATAGAGGGGGAAAGATAAGAATACTGCCTGTCTTCGGGGGTATCGATATACCATGATGAGGGAATTGTGTCTCGCCTTCATCAAAGTCCTCGTTGAGATACGCCATCATAATCAAATAACGCTTCGCACCAGCATGGCTCTGTACATCAACATGATCCTTGAACTGCTCGTCATTCGGTCCACCTTCTCCAACACGATACCGTTTCACATTGAACTCTTCCCATCCCCATGTCTTTGGATCAGGAAACATCTCCTTGG